AGGAGATGCGTTCTTGTTGTGCTCCTCTATCTTGTTGCGAAGTGCCTTTTCAACCTTTGCACTAAAAACAATCTTCTTTCCTCCCGCGGCTGAACCTGGCGCGTTTTTCTTTGAGCCGTAGATACGATCCTTCTTAGGAGCCTTGCGTGACGCTGCAAACTCCTGTGCTATTGCTGAATCCTTTGGCACACAGTTTGGAACCATCTTGCCGTTCTTCTCTTTCATGCCAATCTGAACATAACCGTCCCAGCAGGAACCTTGCGCCGCGGCGGTAACCGGTCCTAGTGCGTCTAGGCGAGCAGGGCACATACAGGTAATAGGGCAAGGACACTCTCCTGAAGGACAGTTCTCGCACGCACAGCCAAGCTCGTCACAAAAAACGCAGTCATCTTCACTTCTAATCATTACCTCGTATGCAGGAGTATCTTCAGAGTCTTCGTAATCTTTAGATGCAATAGTCTCTTCAATATCTTCAGCATCCTTAGTCTCAGCAGGTGCGTCCTTTAGACGCGAGTAAAGCTCGGCCATCTTAAGAAGTATGTCCGCCGCCTCCTGTGAGGTTGGATCCTTGTGACTATCGTTATACACTCGGTGTCTGCTCCTGCTCCTGTGTAGTCTCATCTAGAGGAGGCGGAGTAAGTCCCGCTGCCTCGTCAAGTGCCTTTTGAATCTCGGGGGTTATCGGCGTAGGTGATCCTGCGTTTTGAACCTCGCGGATCTTGTTCATGAACTCTGGAGATATCGCGTTTATCATTGCCTCGCTAAGCTCTGGAGATAGGGCGCCCTTCTCAATAAGAAGACGAATCGCAAGTTCCTTCGCGTCAGGAGCATCAGCCGCGGAGAATCCGTGAGCTCGTCTCCACGCCTCCATTGAAACTGCCATCCTGTCAAATCCAGAGTCAGCGTCAGCCGCACGGTCATTACGAGTTGCAACCTGTGATGGGTCATACCAAACACAGATACGCTTTACGTCCTCCTCGGTGAAGCCGGATGCGATAAGCGCTGGTCGTAGGTAAACAACTGAGATGGCGTCGGCAATTAAAAGCATCAACGGCTCAATGTGTGCCTTGTACAGAGCCTCATCAATTTGAAGTGCGTTTGAGTACTTAACGTTTGCAAGACCAGTAACTATATCCTTAGGAACATCTAATCCTTGAAGGATACGCTCTAGAACTCTATCCGCGCGTTGGGCAAGTGCTGGGTCAAAAGAACGCTCAAACTTAAACTGCTTAATTCTGTCCCCAAGCTCAGCAGGTCCACGAATAATTAGAGGAACAACCGCGCTTGCGGAGTCCTCATCACGGATCGGAGTTGTCATCGCGTCGATGAGCTGATCCTCAAACTCGTCCTCAGCCTCCTCAACGGTAACGCCTGGATTTAACTCGTTCTCATCATCGTAAGGGTAATCTGGATCTCCCTGCGCGGCGACTGAAAGTCCGTCCGGCAGATATAAGGCTCCTGCGTTTAGACGTGAGCGTGCGGTCGCACGAAAAGTTCTGTTTAGGAGTAGTAGCTCGGCACAAAGATCAAGTAAACCTCTTAGGCTTGAGTCAGCCTCCTCGGAGTAGCGTGGGTGAGCTCTCCAGATACGTCCAACGAACGCCTGGTTTGGAAGTTTAATCGCGCTGCTGTGTCCACCGCGTCCTGCGGAGGTTACGTCGCGACGTGGAATGATCATGTATGCGTTCTTTGAGTCAACCTGTAGCTCGTCTGTTGAGCGAATGTCCCATGACTCTGGAGTTCCTGTTCCTGTCTTTGCAGGGAACTGAACTAGGTAACACTCTCCTGAAACTGAGAGATTTAACGCCGCATCACGTAATAAACCGGCCTGTCCTCCGTATGCGGAGTCAAGTCTTGCAAGTGCACGCTCAGCGGCGGCGGCAAGACGAGGATCAATAAAACTACTTGAGCGAACTGATACTGGAGTCTCCGCTGGGTTATCAACTGCCGCCGCGTAGAGACGAATTCTTGAGACGACGGACGCAACTAGGTTAAACGCGTATTTAATCTCACCGATCGCGTCGTAGTACTCCCAAGCCTCACCCTGCCAGTCACTTGATGCTCCTGCACGGCGTTGCTTAAAGTGTTCAACCTCACCCTTGTCGTTAAGAGGAATGCGGGCAGCTGCTGCCGTCATTGCTCGCGGCGTAGAGTATGGAAGTGATTGTGCAAAGTTTGAGTCGCCTGTGATTAGCGTAACTTGAGTAGGAACAGGATTGGCGTTGTTACCCTGGCGAGACGTTAGACGTCCTCGGCCTGGCTTATCTTTTCTAAATACTGCCACGTGTTACTCCTCGTCGTTGGCTAACGGAACGCTTGGTCATTACCTGTCCAGGCGCGCGGTTATAAGGCTTGATACTGCCGACAAGGCAAATATACACCCTACCAGCAAAGTGATACTTGGATTTATTGCATAAAAGACCACGGTTGGAAGCGCGACCCACATTGAGACGCACCACTCGCACGTAAAGAAAAATCCTATGTAGCTTTTGTCTGGGCGAAACTTCTTCCAGATCTTGTTGCGTATATCTGAGAAGATCTCGTCAGCAACGATCACCCGCGTCAGGCGAAAGATCGCAAGCGCAAGTATGATAAACGTGATTCCTGACATGTGTGTTATATGGTATAGGTTCATGATGTTGGGTCCTTAATCGAGTCCATCGTTCGGTAGGGGCTCCAGCTGCGAAGACGTGATCCACAGTTGCAACCTTTTACATACTTAAACGCGATGATCTTTCCAGACGCTGTTATGAGCTGGGAGTCATCCGTCTTGTTGCCGGACCAGTTTAGGTCCGCCAGTCTTTCTGAGAAAATTAGGCGTGGTCCCGTGTGATGATCGGCGGCAACCATAACTACCATTCCCTTTTCGTCCTGGGTGATAACTAGGCGTACCCTCTCGAGGTAGCGCGCGCCGGCGGGAAGGTTTGAACTTGTCACCGCAATTGATTTAAAGTCGTCGACGATATTTGATGGAACGACCGAGATGAACGCTGGAAAAAGATCGTGAAGTACCTTCATGCTACAAGTGCCCTATCTACTCGACGTTTCATCGCACGGTAGGTAACTCCTGACGCACGGGCAAGCTCTGAGACTGTAACACCCTTTAGGTAAAGTTGTCCTGCGATGACGGTGAGTTCATTATTCGCGGTGAAAGAAGAGGACGAGGGACTTGTTCGAGATCGATAGCGTCTTGCCAGCGGTGACAGTCTCGCGATTACCAACTGCTCGTCGTGTGGAATCCCAGGAGACTTAGGACGCTGTCTCACGGACCTTGGCTTCTTCACAGGAGGAACGGGTACGTTCCCAAGTGATACAACTGTCTCCGGAAGTTTTTTAACTACCCAGGAACGAACGGTTGACCTACGGCGCGGTGGATCAAACGCATCGGCAATGGACTGCAACGTCCACCCAGCCTCACTAAGATCCTGGACCCTTCTCCATAAACTCTCCTTTGACAGAGTGGCGATCAGGTCCTGCTCGCTCTTTGGCAGATCTGGAGTATGCATGTAGATACCGTATCATACTCTTTTACGAGTGTGTACATTTTGCGGCGATAAGATGATGTACAATTCGGATTATTTGATACCTTAAGGTTAACTGCCTTGGACGTGAGAGACGGCCTCGTATAGGGAGAGACACTTTCCAAAACGTCTCCAACTATTTTTCAAGATAAAAAATATTCTAAGAAACTTACAATAAAAAAGACCATGCACCTTGCGATACATGGTCCTTCTTAACTTTCTAAATTATAAGACGACGTTTACGTTTGAGTCGCCTTCAAAGATCTTCCTAAAGGTGTCAGCGTCTACCTTTCCAGTAGCAGCCAATCCTTTGTCCTTTTGGAATTTCTCAACGGACATCATGGTGAGTTCTCCAAGCCATCCATCCTTGTCGCCTACCACGTCGTTGTATCCTAGTTCCTCTAGGCGACGTTGAAGGTGGTGGATAGTTAGCGACTTGCGCTCATAGATATTCTTGTATACACATTTGGCTAGGTATACGTCATCTGCGTCACCATTACCGACAACATGATTTGCTGTAGGCTTAGCTACCACAGGGGTAGGCTCAACTACAGGAACAGGTTCAGGTTTAGGTTCCTCGACGACAACAGGCTTAGGTTCCTCAACCTCTACAGGTTCAGGAGCTGGTGCCGCAGGGATGTCAATGATAACCGCAGGGGCTTCATCAACTACCGCAGGGATATTATCTGTGTCTAAGTTTTCTTGGTCCATGGTTTTATTCTATCCGCATAGCTACACCGCTGACTTAGGAAAGTCGAGGATGAATTCATCAACCAGCGCCTGGCCCGCAGTGCCCTTGTATGAGTTTGGACCTAGACCCCATGAGCCCCAGTCCTCTCCTCCACGTGACATGTGGAACGTGATCTGCGCGTTTACGACTGGATCAAAGAGATCGGCATTCTTAGTAAGACCGAACTTGTCAAGCCGTGCAGGACCTAGATCTCCGATCATGTTGATCTGAAACAACCCGTATGAGTTATCTCCTGTATTTGCATTTTTGTTGTGAGCAACTGGGCGGCCACCGGATTCCTTTATAGCTATAGCCCAGGCAACCTTTAGTTGCTTGCCCTTGAAGCCAACCGCATCGAGAAGCTCGACGAGTTCGACCTTAGTCAAGGACTTGGCGCCCTTGTATTTAACCAGCGGATCTGTTACTACTG